GGAAGGACGCAGAATGAACCTAAACCAAGGCAAGCTGGCCCAAGCACTTGTTGACAGACTGCTTGATGACATCCACGAGTTTGACGACACGCTCTATATGGCAACCGTTATCGGTGTGTTGGAGATCGTCAAGCAACAACTGATTAACGATTCTCTGGAGGACTCAGAATGACTGGATGGCGTAAACGAACAATCATGGAGATGGCGCGGGAGGCTGGAATGTCTTTTACTGAATTGTTTGGCGCTCAGCGAATCATTGACGGATGGCTGGCAGACCTTGAACGTTTTGAAGCCCTTGTCCGTGCTGATGAGCGTGAGGCGTTGTGCAAATTGATGGAAGATCAAAACACATGGGACTTGTATGACCCTAACGCTACCGCCATTGAAATCATCCGAGCAAGGGGACAAGCATGACAATCAAAATTTCGTTTTCCGATACAACGGCAAGAAAACATATGAAAAACGAAGAAAAAATGTCTTACGAAGAGTTGGCAATCGATGCTTACCGTATGCGAACAGCGCGGGATAGTTTGATGCTCAGTAACGCAAATTTAAAAGTAGAAAATTACGAATTGAAAAATGGCCGCGCCAGCGCATTTAAGGAAATTGCAGAGAAGATCAAAGCAATGCCCTTTGGTGGCGACACAATAGACAGTCTGATCATCTGGCTGGAGAAGCAAAAGTGAAACTATCAAGGCATCAAGCAATCCGTGACCTTTTACTTGACTCTGAAGATGGGCTGACCATCAAACAAATAGCGGAACACTTTGGCGCAGGCACAAAGACCATTCAAAAAACAATCAAGGCAATCTGGGGGATATACATTGACCGCTGGACAGTGCCCAAGCGAGGCCAGTTTGCGGCGGTTTACATGTGCATTGAGATCCCCGAGAACGCTCCACACCCAACAGAACGATATGTCGAGCCAAAGACCGTATGGCGACCCGTAGGGATCAGCGCATGAGGAAAGTGGCTATCCTGTGCCCATCTTATGACGGCAAAATTGTGTGCGATCAAGCTATTGCATTGGTAACAATCTTTCAAAGAGCGGCAAAGGAGCGTCCTGACTTACATCTCAGTTTGAGTTATTGGATGGGTGAAGCTCTTTTACAGAAAGCCAGAAACAACTTGTTTTGCGACGCTTATGACGATGGGGCAGACGACATTGTCTTCTTAGATGTAGACCAAGCATTTGATGCTCAGGCGTTCTTTGATGTACTTGACCACCCTGTAGACGTGATTGGGGTTACAGCTAGGATGAAGACGGATGACGAACGTTATACGCACCGCCCAGAAGACCCTAAACAACACCGCTGGAACCCAAACCTGAAGTTGTTAGAGGTAGAGTATTTAGCCACAGGATTTTTGCGCCTAAGCAGGAAAGCCATGAAAGCTCTGTATGACGTATCAATGCCCTACAACGACGGGAAAGAAAGAAGACTCATCTGTGACGTGCAGATTATCAATGGCGGAATGATCTCAGAGGACATCCAGATTGGCAAGAAGCTCAAAGAGGCTGGGTTCCAAAGTTATTTAGACATCCGCCACACCTGTAGTCACTTTGGAGTAAAAAAATACAAAGGCGATTATCAATACAAGTATGCCGAAACAATTCTTGAAGGCATCATGGAAGGACACAATGAAAAATGAAATATGGTCACCCGACTGGATCGCCAAAGAGCCACAGTTGGCAAGCAACCTGATCACAGAGCTTCAGAGGATGGTCGAGGAGCTTGAGTCCAAGTTGACATATGCCAACACAAAAATCGCCAAACTAGAAGAACAAAACAAAACCTTCAAGATGACTGTCAAACAAATGGACAGGCGAATCATGAAGGGTTTGGGGTGATTGCAAAGGATGGACAGACTGCGGTAAACTTTGCGTTAAAGGAGCCAAACATGGCAAAGAAGCAAAACAGTCTTTCCAGCGATACTGTCGCAGACGTGACAAGTGCCGCGCAAACGAAAAAGGTTACCAAGATTGGTAGGCCATCAAAGTACACAGAAGAGATAGCTAGAAGCATATGCGAACAGCTAAGCGAAGGTGTCTTTCTAAGGGAGATATGCAGACAGGAAGGAATGCCTGCTTGGCAGACGATCTACGATTGGATGTATCGTGACGAAGCTCTTTCCAGAGCAATCGCGCACGCACGCGATATTGGTTACGACAAGATGGCCGAGGAGTGTTTGCACATTGCTGACAACGTCCAGATCGGAACCAAGAAGGTGTTCAGCAGTGGCGGTGAGGAGGGTGAGGACACCATGACTGTGACTGAGGAGGACATGCTCGGCCACAGGAAGCTCCAGATCGAGACCCGCCTGAAACTGTTGGCTAAGTTCAATCCTAAGAAGTACGGTGAGTACCGTGAGCCTGAAAGGAAGTTTGACGCTTTGGTGATCGACGTCGAGGCCAAGAACATGATGTCTGCCGCCATTCAAAGGCTTGAGCTACTGCGTGTTGTCCAATGAGTGAGGTCATCACGAAGGTGGACGATGACATCATCTCCATCTTGCAAGACCCAAAGATCCGTGAGGGACTGGGGCCACTACACGGAGCCGCATACTACAAACGTGCTACATGGCTGATCGGGGCGCACAACCACCAGAAGCTCCCGCAAGGGACGTGGTGGAGCATATGGCTTATGCTGGCTGGCCGAGGGGCTGGAAAGACCCGTACAGCGGCTGAACAGCTTTGGTGGTGGGCATGGGAGAACCCGAAGACGCGGTGGCTTGTATCGGCTCCTACGTCGATGGACGTCAGGGGGACGTGCTTTGAGGGTGAGTCAGGCTTGATGGCCGTGATCCCCGCCTGCCTGATCGCTGACTACAACAAAGCCCTACACGAGATCGTGCTGGTCAACGGGAGCATGATCAAGGGCATCTCCGCCAGTGAGCCTGATCGTTTCCGTGGAGGCCAGTACCATGGTGCATGGCTGGACGAGCTTGCCGCTTGGGACTATCTGGACGAGGCTTGGTACAACATCCAGTTTGCCGTTCGCCTGAAGAAGCCTGACAACCGCACCCAGATCATCGCCACGACCACGCCACGCCCCAAAGACCTGATCGTCGAGCTTGTGGGCAGGGAAGGGGACGACGTGGCCCTGACGACCGCCTCGACCTACATCAACCTAGCCAACTTGGCTCCGAGCTTCCAAAAGCAGATCTTGTCATACGAGGGGACGAAGATTGGCCGTCAGGAGATCCACGCGGAACTGATCGACGCGGAGGAGTCAGGGATCGTCAAGCGCGACATGTTCAAGCTCTGGGCGGCGAACAAGGAGTTCCCCAAGTTCGAGTACATCATCCAGAGCTACGACTGCGCATCAAGCGAGAAGACGGCCAACGATCCGACCGCCTGCATCACCTTTGGCATCTTCAAGCCACTTGACGGCCCAATGTCGGCCATGGTGATCGACTGCTGGCAGGACAGGCTCCAGTACCCCGACCTGCGCCCCAAAGTGATCGACGAGTACGAAATGGTCTACGGTGAGGGCAAGGACAAGAAGCGCGTCGACCTGATCTTGGTGGAGGACAAAAGCGCAGGCACTGCCCTGATCCAAGACTTGCGCCGTGCCCACCTGCCCGTTCGCCCCTACAACCCCGGCAGGGCAGACAAGATCCAGCGCCTGAACATCGTGTCCAACATCATCGCCGCTGGCCGTGTATGGATACCTGAGAGCGATGTCAGGCGTGGTTACGTCAAAAACTGGGCCGAGGGCTTCGTCAGCCAGATCTGCGCCTTCCCTGACTCGACCCACGACGACTTCGTGGACGCCTGCACCCAAGCGTTACGGTTCCTGCGGGACGCTGGCTGGCTGGACATTGACGGCGCACCACGAGATGACTACGACGACGACGACTGGGCCGACAGTGGCATGTCTCGCAAGAAAGAGAACCCCTACGCGGCATAAGCGTGACTTGACAGGCAGACAAAGGCATAATCTAGGCACAACCCTCAACTCAGGAGATTCGCATGGAACCCATGTACAACCCTCAAAATGATGTCGGCTCAATCAAGTCTGGCTTCACCCGCAACTATTCGCAGGACGAAGTGAACGCACTGAAGAGCTACATCGCTAGTCACAGCGGTTCTTTGGGTACTCTCGTTGACCGCCTGTCTGGCGCTGGCATTCCCTTGCAAGACATCGCCGCCTTGACCAAGAGTGCTGGCACAGGCGCAGGCGTGGCTGGCATGGCGGCTTCGATGCCTAAGTCTCCCAACACTGGCGTGGACATGGGCGGTGGTTACGGTGGCATGGCTCCCCCAGCATATGGCACGGCTCCATTCCATGGATCTGGCAGTGGCTTGGCCGCATTGGCTGGGCAAGTAGAGCGAAACCCATATACGCAAATCGACACCAATATCGGTGATCCAATTCCTCGCATGCCCCGCGACAGAATGATCTTTGACCCAAATGATGGTTACCAAAATCCCGGTTCTCGTGCGTTAACACAAGAAGACATAGATCAAATGAAAATCTTTGATGACATGCGCAATCGAAAGTACCCAACGCCACAACAACCCATGCCTACTACTGGCGGCTACAGCGGCCCCGGCGGTATGTTTCCATCGTCTGAACAAGTAATGCCCATCGGCGATCTCGGCCCACAAGATTTTATAGTTGACCCCGATCGTGCAACACAGCCTATGCCACCCCGTGCGCCAAACGATGGCATCAGCGACGAGTACTACCACGGCGACCCTTTGGGCGCACTGATGGGCCAGATCCAGAACGATCGCGTTTCACGAGATCAGCCGATTCCAATTGGCGAAGCAATGAAGCGTGGCGGAGCCGTTGACATCAGCAATCACCCAACACTGGTACGCATGGCACTTAGCAACCGCCGTTGATACGGCTTTAGGGGTTACTCATGGCTGATGACAAGGCTTCGTTTGGCTTTTACCCCCAGATGAAGGGGCGCAGAACTAAGCAAGACCCAGAGTCGGCAAAGAACGTACCAGTCGACTTAGTTCGTGGTGCGGTTGCTGGCGCACTTGGCGCTCCCGGTGACCTTGAGTCACTTGTGCGGATGTTGCCGTACTTGGATGAGAAGACGTTCCTGCCGACCTCTGAGGAGATCGAGAAGCGCCTGCCATTCAAGTCAGACACGCCTGTGAGCCGTGCGGCCACGGGACTGGGTTCGTTGGGTGGCGGGTTCTACACTGGCCCCGGCGCTCCCATCCGTGTGGTGGGCGCGTTGCCTAGCGCAATCAAGCGTGCGGGTCAGGATTTCGCCATGGCATCTGCGGCTGGCGCTCCCCATGTGATCAAGCCTACTGGTGGAAACTGGATGAACACGTCAAGCGTGTCAAATGTTGTTGATCCGCTCAAAGCAAACCGTGGCGTCAATATGTTACCGCAAGAGATTGCAGACCAACAAAATTCAATTGATACAGCCCGACGCATCCTTGGTGATTTTGGCCCCAACGAAAGACCAGCACACCGCGCCGCTGTTGAGCAGATGGAGCAGGAGATTCATCGGGCCAAGGGCAACAATGCGCTTAATCAATGGATTGATCGCAACCTCACCAACTACGTTAAGAAGGAAATGGCGACGCCTGATGACCCAGTTCGCAAGCTGGCTGAGGAGGGCATAGTTCACATTCCAACTGAGCAAGTTGGCATGAACCGATATAAAGCAAACACACATCGTGCGACATATGGCGGAGAACAGCTTGGTAAATCAGAGGCGGCAAGAGCGTGGGAAGATGCCGCTGATGTTGCAATCTCTCCTATGGAAATTAAATCATTGCACCGCGATTATCGTGAGCCGTGGATGGAGAAGGCCAATCCAAGCACAAAGATTTACGAGCCAACAAATGAGATGCACTCCCATTACCTTGGTTTTGACCACATTATGGACGTTCTGCGTGAAGATGTAACCGCTGGCCGCATCCGCCCTGAGCAACTGAACAAGGTCAGCATGGAGCAGGCAGTACGCCGCACCTACGAGTACGACCAAGAGATGGCACGCAAGATGCGTGAGACACAAGCCAAGGTCACCGAAGGTATGCCCGTCCACAAAGAGTATCCAGACAAGGGCTACAAGTGGATTGAGTTGGCAAAGCCCAAAGATTTACCTAGTGGTTACAAAATCGCGCAAGATGAGGCCACTCAAAGCTATCAAGTGCTTGATAAAAATGGACAACCGTTGTCTCGCATGGAGTTTGATACGCCAGATGAAGCGGTGTCATTTTTTAACAGTAATCACGATAAGCGTCTTGAGGAAGCCCTCAAGTACGAAGGCGACACCATGGGCCACTGCGTTGGTGGCTACTGCCCCGATGTACTGGAAGGCCGCTCACGCATCTATTCCCTGCGTGACGCCAAGGGTGAGCCTCATGTGACGGTAGAAGTTAATCCAAACAGGGGCGGATGGTCGTCTGAACAAATTCAAGACAAGATTGGTAAAGATGAATATGTAAATATTTACAAAGAAATCCAAGATGCAATTGTTGGAAAAGGCAATCCAAGAACTTATGAACCGGGTGAACAGGATAAGTTTTTGAATATGTGGAAACAGATTACCGCAGAACGTTTTGGTGAGCCGCCTGCATCAATTCAACAGATTAAAGGCAAACAAAACCGCGCCCCCAAAGAAGAGTACCTGCCATACGTTCAGGACTTTGTGAAGGGTGGCAAATGGTCTGATGTTGGTGATATAAGCAATACTGGGTTAACAAATGTTCGCGACTACCTCAATCCAAGCACATTCAAAGAATATGAAAAGTACAAGCTGAACGTGCCAAAGTATGCGACTGATGAAGAGCTTGACAGGTTGCACAACGAATACCTACGCATGGCTGAGCCACACAACTACAAACCTGACATCCCGCCGCCCCAAGGCATGAAGCGTGGCGGCAAGGTATCCATCAGCGCCAACCCCGACACCATGAAGCTAGAGCTTAACAGCAGGAAATTAGCAGAAGGAGGCCCAGTGGCAAACTACAACACAATCCCTGATGTAAGTGATGGAGGTTCAATCATTCAAGGCCAACCTTTTAAAAGAGGTGGCAAGGTTAAATTGACAAGCAATCCCGACGTAATGAGGTTAGCCGTCCAAAATCAAAAATTTGGCAAGGGCGGTGTTGCAAAGAAAATTGCTGGTGAAGTTGCCGATTTCTTGGGCTTAGGGGCCAAGAGCGCAACTTTAGCAAAAGAGTTAAGTGTTGAAGAAAAGGCTGTGCTTGAGAAGTGGGGGCAAAAGCAAGCGCAAGAAGCTGAGCGTTCCAAGAAGGTAGAGAAGATGGCAAAGGAAAGCGCCAGCAAATCACCCGAAGACCAAGTCAAGCCTGCCAAGGCCAGTACAGGACGACGTGTTGCAACGCCCCCAGACTTCTATCGCAAGATGGCCGAACAGCAAGGCGAAGAGGCTGTATTGAAAGCCGCTCGTGCTGGAAAGCATTTGAAGCCTGATACCTCTGGCGGTTATGTTGGTGGCCCCCGCACGGTGGACAGCCCACAAGCCTTGGGCAAGATGCGCCGTGAACTTGATCAGGACTTTGCCGACTCTGTTGAAGCTGTAAAGGTTGCAGACCCTGAGAGGTTGGGCACATGGTACGACCGAGCCAAGTCAGGCATGGCTCAAATGACGGAGCCTTACCAACTGCCGCGCACCTTAGAGCAACATGGCGTCTACAGTGCTGGCGTGTCCCCAGAGTCAGAGTTGACTTTTGCATTGAAGCATTTGAACAGCCGCGTTTATGGCGAACCCAAGACGGCATATCGCGGTGCTGGTATGCGGACACTTGACAGGGCCGTGGCCGCTGATGAGCCAGCAGAGATGGGCTTCAAGATCGGTGAGTATGCAGACAAAAACGACCCGCGCCTGCCAAACAATGGTTTGTTCGGTGTGAACGATTTCCGTCGCGCTCAAGGCATGGGCTATACCGACCCACAAGGTAATCCATGGAAGGCTGGCGTTTCGGACACCATGCACCCATTCATGGATCTTGAGACCGCCTTGCAAGTAGACCGCGCCAACAAGAATGCGCTTGGTGGTCGGTCGGACTGGTATGGCCCACACATTCAAGAACTTCCATGGGTGTACGGAAAAGCTCAGGACTTGTACAAACGAGGCTCAAGCAAGACGGGTCGTTATGGCGGAGACCAGCTAGAAGGCATCAAACTGGCTTTACAGGACGCGAACAAGACCGCGATCGACTACGCTTACAAGCACGCAGGTTCTGCCACGCATGAGGCTATACCGGGCGCGTCTACTGGGCACGTTCCCAGCATGATCACCGCTCCGCTGGAAGAGCGGATTGCTTATGGAAACATAGGACGGTGGGATAGGCCATCTCCTGAAGCCGCGTTGAGCGAATTCCCTGAAGTCGGTGCTGGCAATCGTGACGCTATTTACTCTGCGCTTGGTTATCGTCAACTGCCTACGATTGAGTCTTCGGGTGCTTATTTGCCTGAAGGCGCTTCAAAATACGAGATGCAACCAGTCAAGATAGCGCGGCCACTGTTGGACTTTCCAACGGGTGGCGAGGGTTTGATTGCTCAAGATACAAAGCAGTTGATGGATTTTGCAGAACGTTTCCGCGCCTTGAATGACGCTCAGGAAGCGTTTGGTTATAACCTGCCAAACACCATGGGAAGCGTTGGGAACAAAACCTCTGCCGTGCTTGACACTCGCAAACTCAACCCTAACAAGAACCTTGATCCAGCGACTGGTGTACAACCAAACACCGAGCAAATGGGCGCTTTGACCGCCGCGTTGGAGGACACTGGTTACGGTGTTGCGCCAACAAGCCGTGGAGCAACCATCTTTCCTTTTGACCCCAAAGCAACGCCAAAAGACATGGCTGATTTGTTAAAGTCAAAAAGTAAAAAACTCCAGTCGGCATACCCTTCAGAGATGGAGCAGTCTTTGAACAGTTCTGGTTATGGCCCCGGAGTTGGGATGTACACGCCTGAAGGGTTCACCGCGACTGAGCCGTTCAGCGGTAGGGCAACCATGGGTGTTTTGAAAGAGGCTTCGTTCTTGCCTCAATCAACAATTCAAAATTTAAGTGAATCTGAATACGTTCGCCAAGCTATCAAAGAAAAAATCCGCAGGGATGCGACGCTACCAGATGCGCGTGCTGACATTCAAGAAACGCGAAAGTTCTTCTCTGAGGCTGACTGGGCCAAAGCCGTACAGCTTATTCGAGAGGGAATGCTCCCTGCGGCGGCGTTGTCTGCGCTGGGTTACTCAGCGCAATCAATGGCTGGCGAAGCGGATCGCTGACCGTTGCGCCTGTACCATGACTCAGCGCCAAATGACATTCCTCGACGGTAAGCCCCCTCTTGGGAGGCTTGCCTTGTGTTTGTTGATTGCGCCTCAAGTTCTTGCACTCTTCCAAGAAGGCATTCAATGACATGGGCGCATTCCTCAAACATTGAGTTTGAGTTACCATCCTGTGATCTCATGAACTGGATTGCTTCGTATGCTCGTTCTTTCATTTTCTTCACCTTTATTAAAACGCAATAGTTGCGTACAGTTATTTTAACACGAGGTTAAAACCATGGCAACACAATTCCCAACCGACCCAGAGTTTGGTCGATTCATTGACGGCATCCAGAACGCGCCAGTCGATGAAGACCAAGGCGTCGAGTACGAGATGCCACCAGAGGACTCAGAGGTTGAAGAGTTGCCCGACGGTTCAGCTATCGTGCGCCTGAACAACAAAGGCCCGATGGAGGACGAAGACTTCTACGCCAACTTGGCTGAAGACATGGTCAACCCGTATGACCTGAACAAGATTGCACTGCGCTACATGGACTTGGTCGAGAACGACAAGAAGTCCCGTGAGGAGCGCGACAAGAAGTACGAAGAGGGTCTCAAGCGCACGGGCATGGGCAATGACGCCCCCGGCGGTGCTACCTTTATGGGCGCATCCAAGGTCGTTCACCCCGTGATGGCCGAAGCCTGCGTCGACTTTGCTTCACGCGCCATCAAAGAGATGTTCCCTCCTGACGGCCCTACCCGCACCAAGATCTTGGGCGACGTGGATGAGGAGAAGGTTCAGAAGGCCGAGCGCAAGCGCGACTACATGAACTGGCAGTTGACCGAGCAGATCGAAGAGTTCCGCGACGAGCAAGAGCAGTTGCTAACCCAGCTTCCGTTGGGTGGCTCACAGTACATGAAGATGTGGTACGACGAGAAGAAGAAGCGCCCCTGCGCCGAGTTCATGCCAATCGACAACATCCTGTTGCCCTTTGCCGCCGCTAACTTCTACACCGCTCAGCGCGTCACCGAGATGCAGACCCTGACCGAATGGGAGTTCAAGAACCGGATTCGCTCTGGCCTGTACCTTGACATTGACCTTGTTAGGGTTAGTACTGAGCCAGAAGAAACTTATGCTGGGAAGGCCAACAACAAGATTGAAGGCCGCAAGTGGGAGGACAACGAGGACGGACTGCGTAAGGTCTATCACATCTACACATGGCTGGAACTGGAAGACGACCCACTGACCAACGGTGAGTCAGCCCCGTACATCCTGATGATTGACGAACACGAGAACGAGTGCGTTGGTCTGTACCGCAACTGGGAAGAAGGCGACGAGACCCAGACCAAGCTGGATTGGCTCGTAGAGTTCAAGTTCATCCCTTGGAGGGGTGCGTATGCCATTGGCCTGCCGCAACTCATTGGTGGCCTGTCTGCGGCCCTCACAGGGTCATTGCGTGCCCTGTTGGACTCTGCCCACATCAACAACGCGGCAACCATGCTCAAGCTCAAGGGCGCGAAGATCAGCGGCCAAAGCCAGCAGGTCGACGTGACTCAGGTGTGCGAGATCGAGGGGGCGCCCGGCGTGGACGACATCCGCAAGA